TGGGCTCCTCCTCCACGAAATCAGGCACGGGGGCGATGCCCTCGAGCAGACACGTCAGCGTCTCGCCCTTGGTGTGGCCGCACTCGCCGCAGGAGCGGCGGCGCGCGTGCTCGCGCAGGTCGGAGAGCGACGCCTTGGCGAGCCCGAGCGCGTAGTCCTCGGTGGCCACGAGTCGATGCGTGAGGCCGTGGTGGCCGCGAAGCCAGCGCGGGCTTGCGTCGAAGGGCTGGTACGGCTCGCGCACGCCGTCCTCAGTCTTGATGGCGTTGGAGCCCATGAAGATGAGGCGGTAGCGCTTGCCGTCCGCGAAGGTGTCGAATGTGATGGCCATGTGAGCCTCGTGGGTGAGGGTGAGTGGTGAGAGGCACAGGCGGAATCGAACCGCCAGCGCGCCACGAAGGCGGCGCGCTCCATCCCCAAGCCGGGGTCATGCCTGTGGGTGCGAGTCGGTCAGACTCAGATCACGCCGGTGATGACGGCGCCCTTGTCCTGGTGGACACGCACAACGTCGAGGCGACGCGTGAAGCGGATCGCGTGCGCCTCCTGCGCCTCCTCGCGCCACGTGGCCGAGTCGGGCGAACCCTGCTCACAGACGAGCAGCGCGTCCTCGTGGCCCATCCACGCCAGCCCGTCGAACTGATAGGCGAGCGTCGCCGCCTGCCCCTCGTTGGCCGAGTTGAACATGTTGTTCCCGAGCACGACCTTGCGGAGCGAGGGGAACAGGCGGCGGATGATATCCAGGATCTCGCCCTGCGACGCAGCGCCGCCCGAGTAGTTGCTCAGGCGCGCGGTGAAGTCCGGGTGAAGCTGGAGCGCCTCCACGACGTCGCGACCGAAGAACGCCACGTCGCCGTAGCCGCACTTCGCCATCGCGTCCTGCATGTCCTCGATGGGGGTCGAGGACGAGGACGTCCACGCGCTGTTGCCCACAGCCTCCTCGGTGTTGAGCGAGGTGGAGGAGAGCTTGGTGTTGAGCATCGCGTTGACGTCAACGGCGACGTAGGCACGCGCCAGCTTGCCGTAGCCCTCGAGCACGCGGAAGCCGTGGCCCTCGAGCGCGATCGCCGTCCCGAACGGGATGTACGAGAGGCCCGGGAACTTCTTGATCGCGTAGGTGGCGTTGCTCAGCCCGAGGTCGAACGCCTTGGGCGCGGCGCCCTCGGCGACGCCGTTGGGGTTGACGGAGCGCGCGAGCGTCGAGAGCGATGGCATCGCGGGGATGGTGCCCGAGAGCTCGGTCACCGGGATCTTGGTGCCGATCTGGTCGACGGCGGTGCCGTCCTTACCCTCGAGCCCCATGATCACCCGGTCGAGCACGTCGCCGGGCAGGCTGTTGCTGTTGAAACCCATTGGGGCCTCCTATATGCGAAGAGCCCGCCTCGGCTCATGCCGGGCGGGCTCTTGTGTGTGATGTGGTGGCGGCGCCCTTATGGGCAGCCGCCGAGGCTGATCAGTGATCAGGTGGTGGGGTCACCGAAGTCACCCGGCGTAAGGACGGCCAAAAAGACGTCACCATCGACGGCGGCCTCGAGCGCGTAGCCGCAGATGTAGACGCCGGTTGCGGCGGCGTAGGGCGCAACCTCACCGGCGGCGGCGGGCTGAAGCTTCTCACCCTTGTCGATGGTGTCGCTCGCTTTGAGCTTGACCACCCCAAGCGAGGTGATCGGGATGATCTCGCCGGAGTCGGCGGCGTCGGCCTGCGAGGCGCCAAAGACGCGCTCCGTGGCGGCGGTCGTCACGATGACGTTGGCGCCGCTGACCTTGACGAGCTTGTACTGACCGACCGCCGCGCCGGTGGTGTGCGTGGTCGCGAATGGGTTGAGAGCCATGCTGGCCTCCTATGTGTGTGCCCTCTCGGGCGTCTGTGTGGTGGATGCTGCCCGGTGCGCTCACTCGAAGAGCGTGGCGCCGGTCAGGTGGGGGTAGCGGCTCTGGAGCACCTTGATGATGCTCGAGCCCTCGGTGGTCCCGATCTCGGTAGAGATGTTGTCCCACGCCTCCGCGAAGTCGACGGGCGCGGCGGGCGCGGTGCCCGGCTTGCCGATCGGCTCTTGCACGGTGTTGGAGGTTGGCTTGGCCTCGGCCTTGTAGGCACGCTCAGCCAGCGAGAGCAGACGCGTGCCACGCTTGGAGTCGGTGACGATGGCGTGCGCCAGGTCGTCGACCTCCTCGGCCAGCGCGTGCGGCAGGACGGCCAGCACGGTCGTCTTGGCGTCGGCTATGGCGAGCCTGCGCTCGAGTTCAGCGACGCGCTTGAGCGCGGTGGTCTCGGCGTTCTCGGTGGGGATCTCCTCCTCCGACTCCTCCGGCTGCATCATCTGCTCGATGTTGTCGAGGCGCTCGGAGAGCTTGGTATAGCCCTCCATGAGCTCGGCCACGGCCTGCGCCATGTCCATCTCCTCGCCCTCCTCCATGCTCTCGGTTGGTGCCGTCTCCGGCGTCTCGGTGTTGTCCGTGTCAGCCAAAGCGGCCTCCTGTGTGGTGGTGGCCCATCCGGACTCGGACAGGCTGTAGTGCGCCCCAAGGGGTCGCAAGTTCTTCAGGTGCGGCACTGACACGAGGCTGACCTCGCGCAGCAACAGCGCCAATTCGGCGCCCGTATGCGGGTGCTTGAACATCTTGTAAAAGCTTGGCGAGAGGTACGGGCGCCGACCGCTCGCGATCTCATCCGCCACGCCAGCGGCAAGCTCGACATCACCCCAGATGCCCTCGTCGTCTGTCGACAAGGCGCGCACGAGGCCGAGGGCGCCACCGTTGGCGGCGTGCTCCTCCAGGATCGGCGGGTAGTAACCATCTGCCGTCATGGCCTCGAAGCTCGAGAGCATGGTCTCCGCGAACTCCCCGGTGACATCGAAGTCACTGGCAGGATGCGCCACTGGACCCCACGGGAACAGGAGCCAGCGCTGGCGATCAGCCTCAGACATGAGCACGAGCGCGCGCCCGTCGAGCATCGTTGCGTGAGCGCTCATGAGTCCTCCTGTATGGCCGTCAGTGCTTGTCGTTCCGCCGCCGCCTGCTCGCTGATCACGCCAGCGTTGGCGAGCGACTCATAGGGCAAATCGTAGGTCCACACGCAGCGGCATCGCTCACGCCCCTCGCACCTGTTCGGCGGCGTGAGGGCGCGGTAAGCAGCGGTGCCCACGGTGGCCTTGCGTCCGTCGAGTTGGCGACAAGTCTTGCATGTGCGCGAGTCGAGGACGGCGGATCGGGTGGCCACGACACGACCGATGCGAGCGCCCTGGTCACGAGCCCGACCCACGAGCCCCTGCACCACGCTGTCACGGGCGCGGTTGATGGCGCTGGAGGTCACGCGCGCAGCGATGACGGCCAGCGCGCCAGCCGAGAGGATGGCCACGGTCTGCGCGACGCCTCCACGCTGCCGCTCCACCTCGCTCTGCGTCATGACGCCGATGATCCGGCCCAACGTCTCGTCAATGGTGGCGGCGGCGAGTAGTGCAATCTCGGCGTCCATGTCGAGCGTGTACGTGGCATCGGAGCCGAGCGCGTCGAGGTAGGCGGCGCCAGCCTGCTCGGCTGCCCCGCGCATCGCTGACTCGACGGCCTCAGTGATGACCACCTCCCACTCGTCACGCATCGCGCGCCGGTCGGCCAGCAGGTCGCTCGTGTTGCGGTTGTCACGGATGCGCGTCCGCCAGTCGGCCTGCATCTCACGCTGGATGCGCGCGAGGTCGACGGCAAGCGCCGCCTCCACCTCGTCCATGATCGCCTCGAGCCCGTCGACCTCGCTCAACTCGAGCGCGCCGGGGGTGCGATCGTCGAGGCTGATGTGGTCGTGTCCGCACTCGGACAGCCCGAGCGAGGGGCGCGCCGGGGCGGCCTCCTCCACTCTGTCGAACGTGTCGGGGGGCAGGTCGAGTTGCTCAAGCGCCACGGCTTGGGCGGCCTTGGGCCACGTGCTCACCGGGCCGCCGAAGAGCTCCATCATCTGCGTGAGGCGTGCGCCCTGGTCGGTGGCGCCGTCCATGCGCCACACGAGCCGGGGGTACTCGACCATCGAGCCAAGCTCAGCCGCCGCCACGCGTGCGATGTGCTCGTTGAGAGGCGCGAGGATGCGGCGAGCGTAGTACGGCGCGCTGCGCAGCGTGTCACGCTCCTTGACCTCACCCAGCGCGTAGGACCCCACCGACGACTGCATGCCGAGCAGGCTGCCCTCCACCGAGAACGGGTGCGCGATCATCTGGTCGCAGTAGGCGATGAGGTCGCCGTAGGTGGGCATCTGACCCGAGGGGCCGGCGAACTCGATGGTCAGCCCAGCAGGCATCTTCGCCACGTGTGCGTCGATGGCCTGCTGGTACTTGAGCGCGCTGAAGATGGTGGCCGCGTCCGCCTCGAGCGTCTGCGAAGCCGCGCCGTCGACGGGCACCTCTCGTACCATCGCGATGGGGATGCCGTACTTCTCGGCGGCGACCATGCTGATCTGCAGCAGGAGCTGCTTCGCCAGGACGTAGAAGATCGTGGGACGCAGCGGGCTCACGCCCTCGACGTTGTTGCCGCGCGCGGCGAGGTTGGCGAGCACGAGTCGATGGTCTTGGGGCTGCTCGCCCACCGCAGGCACGTACCACTCGGCTGGCCCGTCGCCACTCGTCCTGAACTTGGCGCCCACGAGCCTCGACAGCGTGTCGTCAAAGCACCACTCGTCCACCGTGCTCGGCTCGTAGTATCGCACGTCGTGGAGGTAGGTGCGCTCGCCCTCGCCGACCCCTCCCCACACAGCGTTGAACGGAGCGAATCCGAAGATCAAACACGAATGCGCAGCGTCCTCGACGTAGCGCGTGAGCCACTGCGACATCTGCGCGCCGTGGAAGTCCACGAACTCCTCGACGCGTTCACGCGTCGACTCGTCGACCTCAGCTGGCGCCTGGAGCTCCACCCTGCCTTGCACCAGCGTCTCCGTGTGCGACTGCACCGCGTCGAAGATCAGCGGCTCGCTGCGGTAGTGCTCCTCATAGATGCCATGGTTGCCAGACGTACCGCGCACGTAGGTGGGGCCATACGAGGGGGTGGGCTCAGCGTACACCTTGCCCGAGCGCACCAGCGTGCCGGGCTGGCCTATGGCCTCCTGCTCCGCCAGGTCGGTGGACTCGGCGGCAGCAGTCTGCGTGGCCAGACGAGGCGCGCCCATGCCACGCAGGGCGATCGGCTCCACCCCGTGCTTGCGCATGATCTTGTCGAGCATCGTCTTCACAGTCGGCGGCCTCCACCGATGGATGCTGAGATGCGCGAAATGCGCATGCCCGTAGGGGCGTAGCAGTAGGCGAGCGCGTCGGCGAAGTCCGGCGACTTCACACCACGGGCGCGCATCTTCTTCTTCGACTCCGCGCGAATCTTGCCCGCCTCCGTCTCCTCGAACTTTCGAGAGGATAGTTGGGCGATCAGCTTGTCGTGGTACGGAATCGAAATGAGTTCGTCCTCGGGGTATTCGGCCACACCCGTAGTGTGCTCGTAGGTCTTCTCGAAGCGGCGGCGCAGCGCCCACCACGCCTCGGTCCCCCAATTGGCGAACCGCTCACGCGCAGGCTTGTCCGGGCTGTCGTCGTAGCAAACGTGCGTTGGACTGGCGCCAGCGAGCACGCCCTCCACCACGAACGGCGTCGGGCGCTCGGCCGCCTGTCCTGCCACGGAGGCGCCAGGGCCCGCTCGGTCGTAGGCCAGCCGCTCCACCGACCTCTCTGCGCACAGGCGCAAGGTCTTGCGGGCGGTCTTGATGGGGAGCACCTTGCCCCAGTCCTCGATGTGTCTGGTGACGGGGCCACTGCGTGTCACGAGGACGTTGGAGTCCTCTCCCTGGTCGGCCACGTCCAGGCCCGCGACACGCTCCCCTGAGTCCGAAAGTTCGAGGTCGACAGCGGCCATGACCCACGGAGGCGGGATCATGATGTTGTCGAGCGCAGCGCCGTCGTCTCCCTCATGCTCCCTGGCAAATGCCGTGGGGCCGATGTCGAGGAGCTTCTGCGCCTTCCACGCATCATCCTTTCGCGGGTCGTCACGCCAGAAGAAGTAGAAGAGCGGCAGGTGGCCCGACTGCTCTTTCTGGTGGAACAGCGTCCCCACCCCGTTGGACGTGGACAGGTAGACGACCGAGCCCGCGTTGTCATTGACGGCGGCGTCGACAGACGAAGCGCGAGGCACGAACGCAAACTCATCGAGGAAGTAGACGGTCGAGCGACCGCCACGGCCCATGTTGTCGCCAGCCTCACCCGTGACGGTTGAACCGTTGGCGGGGTTGACGAGGCGCAAATAGTTATCATGCTCGGTGCGGCTGTACCCATGGGGGAGCATCCACACAGGCAAGGCGTCGAGGAGGTCGCGGATCTTGGAGAACAACGCCTTGGGGTCGCCCTTCTTGTCCACGAGTTCCTGCTTGCGGCTCCCAAAGGTGATGGCCGTCTCAGGCTCAAAGAGGAACATCCACGCTGCGATCGCGCAGAAGACCCATGACGCGCCAACGTCGCGCGCTTTCTTGAGCAGCCCGTTTTCGCCCACACGAATGCGCTCGAGCGTCCACGTCACGAGGTCGCGCTGCTTCTCCCACAACATCAAGGGCTGACGCTTGGGGAGCGGCTTGCGTATGCGGGGGTCATACGTCCAGGCCCAGTCTGCGATCCAGTCGAGCGGTGCGTTGGCGTAGTGCGCAAGCATGGCGGCGCGGTCAACGGCGTGCTCGTTGAGGTCGAGCGCAAGGAGGATGCGGCGCCTGATCTCGACGGTGAGGGTGTCAGCCCTTTGCTCGGGCGACCACCTCACGGTATCGCTGCTGGAGGGCGTCGGGCTCAAGCTTTTCAAGCTCCTTCAAGGCGTCGTCGATGGCGGCACGCGCCGCCTCTTGGCGTTCGGCGCGGTCGTAAGGCTCGAGCTCTCGGCGCTGCTGCTCCAGTCCAAGCTTGAGCAACGCCGTCACGTCGCGCGCCTGTGTGTCGCTGGCGTCGAGGTTGGAGAGGGCGGCGAGCGCGAACTTGAGGATCTTGTTGGTCGCGGCGAGGCGTTGCTCCACCGCACCGAGGCGGATGGCCACGAGTTTTTCGCGTACGCGCTCGTCCACGTGAGCGTCCCACGCACGCACGCGCTTCACCCACTCATGCTCGCTCGACCACACCTCTACGTACCGCAGGTTTCCCGCAGCCTCACCGTAGACGGCATCATGTGTTGCCTGAAGGCTTCGACGATGGGCGCCGAGGTCACGGTAGGTCGTGAAGGCGTTCCACGCGCGATCGGTTTCGCTCGTGCGCCGCTCCCACTCCTCGGGTTTGCTCATGTCCTTCATTGTCTCCTCACACTATAGCGCCA